ATTTCAATCTTCGAGAATACCAACGTAAGTTGGCGTATAACTCGAATTGCATCCACGGAAGGTTCATCTAGCAACCGACCACTAGTGCGATCAAACACAAGATCGAGATAACCCCCGAGGAATCGGGGGAGCTCTCCTTTTCTCTTAAACGAAGAGAAAAGACTGCGATCTACCACTCCTTGGTCCAGACTTTTTTGAAAGTCTTTACCAAATTGTGGCAAGGTTATCGTTAAAAACGATAACCCTTCGTGTTTGATGCGACGATGAACTGTTTTACAGTCCATCGCGGCGCTAGTGCAACATATGTTAGCGCATTCATTGGCTAACACATTCCAGAGTAACTGCAGGCTTTTCATCTAGCCCTCCTTAAATAGAGGTGTTTAGAATCCTGGCCTACGGTTAACAGGTCACAAGTAAACTGTTATATTTGATAAAACAGAATACTTGTGAGGATTAGCAGCAGGCAGATGAGGACATCAAGGATCACTACTGCAAGCAGTAGTGATGCCATGATGGGCCCAACTGCACGGTAACCAAGTCGAGGCCGGGGATCTTCAACGAACCCCTGCGAATCGCCATTGGCACCGTATCTGTCGCTACGACTCACCACCGAGAAGTTTAGTGATGAGCGCATCCGATGAAGCGTGTAGCTGGGTGTTAAACCCATCAAACACGTACTTCACGTCGGTGTTCGAATATCCGATGTTTTCGATATCGAACACAAGATAACAACTCATCCCCACTTTCTGGTTGAGAGTGGAAATGAGTGGATCGACGACGTATTTCGAATGATCCACCCTTAGAACACGGCGAGTCCGCTTTCCATAAGTGGAAGCGGCGGACAGCGTGATCAGACCATCACTACTTTTGTAGCTGGACTTGTTCTCTCCCACACTAGTGCGGGGGAGACTCGTCGTAACTGCATTGATAGTAATGGTTTGAGGGTCTGCGTATGACATAGGCGTACTCCTTAATCTGACTCTTGCGAGTCTTGGTGTTTTTACGCTAGTGAAACACTAGCTACTAACTCCTGGAAATCCCAAGAGCAGCGGCGATGGCAAGTTGAGACGAAGTCAAACTGTCCCAATTCAAGCCAAAACCAAAGGGGTTCGCCCTCTTCCGTAGCTTAGTTTCAGTAATGAAAGTAAGCGGAGGAGGAGAACTGTTAGCCCAAGGTAGATACCTTGTGCCTTCAGTGAAATAGGTACGTGTAGCAATTGAATGCTCCATAATGTACCCATATCGCAGAACCAGGCCATCGTTGGCCCAATCCGAGAGATTAGAAACTACATCTCCAGTATTGGAAAACCAATCGGCGGCCCAACTCCAAGGAGCCAACTCCCAAGCAGTTGAGGGAGTAAGTTCGATTCCAAGAACTTTGGAAGCGGCGCTTACGTGCTTACCCATGACATCTTTGATGCCACGAGGTAAAGCATACGTAAATACGCCTTCGAACCACCTATCAACAGTTGTTGAATCTGTATAATAGGTAGGCTTCAAGGAACCACTGTCCAGACGAGAGTTAAAAGGGTCAATGTATTCAGTACCATTGCCCCATAACACTTTCTGTCCATGTGATCGCTCAGTAGGGAATCGATAGTCTCGAGACACTGGTCTCCCAGCGTCTCTCACATACTGATTTACTAGTGTGTGAGCGTTAAGCACTCCATCAGCTGTTGAGTTGATGTCGTGCACTAACGGCTTCCAGCCGAATTGGACGTTCAGATATTCATCGCCAGGCACCTGCCTGGCTTTGGATGTCCTATCTCTCCAAGAGCCGATCCCCACAAGTCGTGGGAGACCGTCTTTGTAGAGCTCGCCTAATGCGACTGACAACGAGGCTGTCGATTTTGTTGGTTTACACCGCGCAATAGCAGTGGCACCAAACGCCGCCAGTTGAGCATCCGAGGATGCTGCTGGAGGCGGAAAGGTGCCGTTGCGCGGGTCAAGTGGCTGCCACTGAACCGTCCCGTAATAATCGGAACGGAAGGCAGCAGAGGAGTAGGATAGGTGCATGGGATCCGAAGATCCCACGATCCTACGACTCTGGGTGAAGAAATCACCTCCAACATCGCCATCCTTAATGCGCGGTTTCCCGTGCGGAAGGCGATGACCAACCGATTCAGTTATCTGAATCCCATTAGCAGTAAGTTCGTTGGCATTTGCAAAAAAGTTTCTCTGCAAGTCCCAATCGAAAATGGTCATACGCGCGGAATCTAACTTAAAAGGTAGATTCCGGCTTTTGACTGTCTTATTGCTCATGGCTACTGTGTTCCTTTGGTTGAGTCATTACAATAACAATTGTAATGACAGTGTGTTGCACTGCGTGGGCGCCCCATTCCTGG